CGGCAGCATCCGCCGGGAATGCAATAAAGTTCACGACATAGACATCGTCATCTGGCCAATTGTTGAAACGCTGCATATTGAGCAGATCGGATTATTTGGACAAGGCGAATGCATTGTAAATATTTATCCCCGCCGGCTGCTGCAACTTTTCGATGAAAAGGGATGGGGGACATTCAATCCGAAAGAATATCCGCGCAAACTCAATTTCCAATACGGCGAGATTCCTGTGGAATTATATATTTGCGAGCAGGACGGGTCGAACTTCGAAGCGTTATGGCAATTGCGCACAGGAAGTGCGGAATTCAACAAGAACTTAGTAATTCGAGCAATGCGGTTGGGTTTGCAGTATCGCGCCGGTTATGGAATTTTCCGTGGAGAGGAACGAATTGATGACGGCACAGAGGCTGGAATATTCACGGCGCTTGGTTTGAAATTGGTAAGTCCGGCGGAGCGGAGATAGACGCTTTTTTAATAAAACAAGTGTTGTTTTGTAATAATATGGGTAAAAGAAAGGAGAATTGAGATGCCGTACTGTAATCCCTATCTTCATGACAAGCTGCTTGACGCTATCCGCACGGAGTGCAATAAGATGGTGCTGTGCAGCCAGGTGCCGACGACATTCACGGAAGCGAACACAACCTATGCCCTTGCCGATGTAGCCATGAGCCCAACGGATTTCACCATCGCAAACGGCGATGTGTCAGGACGCAAGATTACCGTTGCCGCCAAGAGCGGTGTACCGGTGGATGTAACGGGAGATCCGGTTGTGTGCGCACTGCTGGACACCGTCAATCAGCGTCTTTTATATTACGTTGACGAGACCGGCTCGCAGACAATTTATGCCGGCAACACTGTGAATATTTCCTCGTTCAAGATCGAGAACCGCGACCCGGTCAATTCATAATGGCCATTGTCGTTGAGTCCACATCCAGTGCTGTACCCGGCGGAAGCGGGACGACTATAGCCATCAATACTCCCGCCGGCGTGCAGGCCGGGGAGGTGCTGATCGCATTCGTTTCCTGTGCGTTTACTTCAGGAACGTTCAGTGCCTCTGCGTCAGGATGGACTCTTGTGCGGCAGAGGCAGCACTCCAACAACCAGCAGGGCCTTGCCGTATTAGTTCGCATTGCTCAAGTAGGTGAGCCTGCCTCTCACACGTTCAACATCAATGTAACCGGCTCGTCGCGGCGCGGAATTATGCTGCGTCTTTCGGGAGCAGATTCTACTGCGCCGATCGACGGCACGCCGTCCGATAATATCGGGACCGGAACGACCGTCACGGCGACCGGAATTACCACCACACGCAATAACAGCCTGGTGATGATGGCGGCTAACTGGTCAACGAATTCCGCTAACTTTACACCGTCCGGCATGACCACGACGCTTGCCATCAACCGCCTTGCCGGTGCTCACGTATTACAATCCACCGCCGGAGCAACGGGGAACAAAACGGCTGCCATTGATAACAGCACGTGGGTTGGAATTCTTTTTGCCATTTCTGAGCAGCAGGCGCCGCCTAACCTTCCTCCTGATGTATCCCCAGTTACACCCGATCAGGCACAACTAAGCTCGCCTGTGCAGCTGGATTTTACCGGCACAGACCCAAACAACGACAGCATCACGTATCAGGTTGAGATAGCCGATAATGCTCTTTTCCAGAGCGGCACGGTGGTAACGAGCGAGCAGCCATCCGGAGCAGGAACAACCATACATCCCAACCCGGTGGCCATAACAACGTGGGAGGGATTCTGGCAGGTTGATGACCGCCTGGGTATGGGCTTCCAGGCAGCCGGTGGTATTCTGGATTCGGTGGACTTCCGTTTTGGACCGCACGAAACTACGCCGGAACTAACCAACGGCTATTACCTGGCCAGAGTATATGAAGCGGGCGGTTATCCGGTAAATCCGGTTCCGCCGGTTTGGTCGCCGTCCACCGCGTACGCGGTCGGGCAGATTGTTCGCCCGACCAGCACCGCCAATGCCGACCTGCATTTTGTTTACCGTTGCAAAGTTGCGGGAACATCTTCCGCATCGGAGCCGGCCTGGCCGGGAAATGGGGTTGCGTGGAAGACGGTACCATCTGGAACTGAAGTAACGGACGGCACAGTTACCTGGGAAGCCTTGCCGGGGTTATATCCGGTCGGGGCAGCCGATGCCGCAAACACACCGACGCCGGGATGGCTGGCGCAATCCGAGGTATATTTATACAATCCCGGTGCGGCCGATCTCGGTTGGAAGACACTCGCTTTTACGGGGGCCAATCGCATCCGCCTTGAAGCAGGCAAGTGGTATATGGTCATTCTGGATTGGCGGCCAAACGATACCACAACAAACAACACAATCGCCATCACGACAGCCGGCACATCTGCCGCGACATCCGCGGGGAATGTTTATCTGGACGGCGCCAACACGACAAACAACGGCCCTCGCATTACAGACGATGCGTGGTATCGTATCCGCGAGGTACTTTCCGAGACGATCGTAACGTCGAATGTCGATCCCGGTTTTACTAACCAAACGACGCCCGCGGATACAGACCCGTTCAACAGCGGCGATACAATACGTCTGACAACCTCCTGGCCGGTTCAGGGGGCATACTTCTGGAGAGTGAGGGGCATGGACCCGGCAGGGTCGAATAGCTGGGGAAACTGGACCGCAACCCGGTCATTCAGTGTGACGACTGCTCCAGCAGTAATCCTTAGTAATACCAGGCAGGATCAAGCAACCCAACAAATTGCCGTCTCGCAGAACCATTCCCTAACCAGCCAAAATGCATACCAGCGGCAGGACTCCAGCCCGATAGCCGTCACGCAGATACAGCAAGTTTTGCCTCTCGCGGTTGCAAATATACAAGCAGCCGCGCCCTTTCAGATAACTCAACAGCACACCATCTCAATCGCTGGTACGGCACATAACCAGACTTCTTCAACCATACAGATAACCACAATTCCTGAACTGACCTTTATGAACACTGCGCAGGCCCAGATAAGCGTGGTCATTGGCATTGGACAGCAACACAATATGGTCTTAGGGAATGCGGTCCACATCCAGCGAACGGATAAAATCAATCTCGCGGGGACAATTGACGAAACAGGAACAATCATGATGCGGACGGTAAAAGGCAGCATCTTGAATACGATCAATTTGAATGGAGAAATCACGGCGGAGGTAACAGATGGACATCTATCGTATACAGACTAAAATCACCAAGACGGTTGAAATTCGCAATTCCGCGGGAAATCTTGTTGATCCATCTTCAATTGTCTTCAATGTGCAAAAGCCGGACATGACGTCGGAAACCATCCTATCTACCGATCCGCGTGTCATACATTCCGCAACCGGTGTTTTTGCGTTGACAATTGATCTGGATATGTTGGGCTTTTGGGCGATCAATACTCAATCAACCGATCCAACCGAAAGCATTACAGAGTACGTGTATTGCGATTCTCGATTTTGATATGGAACAAATCACAGAAGAACAAATCAGCGAAGTCATAGGGGTGATCGATCTCGACCGCCTGATCAAGCTGGCTCGAAGAATAAAGGCGGTCAAAGAACACAAACATGGCGAAGTCTCACTGGTCATAAAGAACGGGGAGATTGTATATATCGAAACGAGAATTTCCGAGAGTGCAAAAAAAAAATAATCAAAAATTGGTTGTAATTTTGTCAATTATCTGTATAATATAGATAACTAGCTCGTCGGGAGCTGGCCAGACCAGCCGGGGCTTTCTGTGGTTTCGATTTTCATAATCGAGGCCGCGGAAAGCACCGGCTTTTTTTATTAACTCGGAGGTTCAAAATGGCGGGAGAGATTTTTGGCACGTTGACGTTATTGCTGCTGCTTGCATTTATGTGCGAGACACTCATCGAAGCTTTATTTGGCCGTATCGTGGATCACATTCCGGCACTTCAGCCGTATAAGTGGGCATTGATCTATTTTGCGGTGGCAGCCGGTATCGGCGGGGCGTTCGTATATCAATTTGATTTGATTTACCTCGCCGGGCGGTTTGTGGAGTCGCCGGTGGAAAAGACAACTTTTGGCGTGGTGGTCACGGGTATTGCAATTGGAATGGGGGCCGGGTATATCCACCAGGTGATCAGCACGTATTTCCCTTCCAAGAATGATGTGCGCGGCTAAGAAAATGTCCGACGGAATCATTGTTGCTATTCTGGGTGCGCTCAGCACAGTAGCCGGCGGAATCATTGTGTATCTTGCAAGCCGAAAAAAGAATCAGGCAGATGCGGCTGATGCGGTTACCGATGCAGCTCTTGCATTGATCAATCCTCTCAAAGATCGTCTGGTAGAAATTGAGGCAAAAGTGAAGAAACAGGAAAATGAAATTGCAAATCTGCGCAGGCAACTTGACCGATATGCGGACAGGATTATTGTGCTTATGCGCGGAATTGAGAATCTGATCAAACAAATCGGCGAACTCGGAGAAAAACCATGCTGGGAACCGGACGAGTGGAGCGGAAGTGGTGATGATCGGTAAATCTATTTATGTCTGGGACGTCAATTCCTGCTACGGCGGCAAGATTAGCAGGATTGCAACCGAGTTGAAAAAAGCCGGTTTTGAATCTGCCATTCTACATTCGGCCAATCTCGCTTACTGGCGCGATCAAAAAAGGGTTGATCTGATTTCCGCACTGAAAGACGCCGGCATTGAGCCTATTGGAGGCGCGGCTGTTTACGGAGCAGACCCCACCGGCGAGGCGGCTGCGGCTGCGGCTATCTGCAATGATTATGATCTACCGGCATTTGTTTTTGATGCGGAATCGAAATTCGATGCTGTTCCGAATTCTGATCGTGCTGCTGCTTCTTTGCTTCAAAAATTTCGGGAGTTATCCACAGCCAGGATCGGATGGTGCTGGTGGGCGATGTACCAATCGCCCACCAGTAAAGGCGTATGGCACCCGGTTTCCGTATTGCGTTCTGCAATGGCCATTGCCGATTTCGGTATGCCGATGATGTACTGGAACTGGGGAGACGATCCTCTCAGTGCATTGCGCTATGCCGAGGAGAGTTGGAAGCAGTGGCGCGCTGTGACCGACAAGCCGATTGTCCCCATTGGCAGAGCGTATCACGGCGACGGCGGAATTGTATTTCCAGAATCCGTCACGGCATTTCATGATGCGGTCGTCAAATTAGGCGCAGTTGGAGTCTGCTGGTGGTCCATGCAGCATGCTCTTGCGCTGGCCGTGGATGGCATTTGGGATGCATTAGCTGCGCTGCCCTCCCACGCACAACAGCCAGATGAGCCTATCGCAGCCGAAACAGCGGTTGTACTAGTTAACCGAATTAATTTCCGAGCGATGCCGCAAGTAGCCAGTCATACTGTAATTACCCAGCTACCCAAAGGAACACAGGGAAGGATTGTTGAGATCAAGCAAGATGGCAATAACCTGTGGGCAAAAGTCCAGATCGAGGGCTGGATGGCAGTAAAGCACAATGGACAGACGTTGGTTGATTTGAGGTGACCATGCCTAGAGCTGCTTTGAGACCCTGTCGTTATCCGGGGTGCCCCGAACTTGTAGTAGAGGGGTACTGCGATGATCACAAATCGTTTCCACAGAAACGGCAGAGTGATTATCAGCGGTTATATGACCGGCGGTGGCAGAAGCGGCGCGAGCAGTGGTTATCTTCTCACCCGTGGTGCGAGGAATGTTTGCGGCAAGGATTTTACATCCCTGCAACCGAGGTTCATCACCTTATGCCCCACCGTGGAAACATTGAGTTATTCCTAAATTCTCCTCTTGAATCGTTATGCAAATCCTGTCACTCACGCAAGACGCTTGAGGAAATCCGAGGGAGGGGCGGTGAAAAAGTTTTAAGTGGGAGGGTGTCGAGCGCAGGCGGGCATCCGCGCGAAAAAAAATCCCAACGTGAGGAATCCTGACATGCCGGCCAGAAAACCAAAATCCCTGATTGTGCGACATGAGACCGCGGCGGAAAAAGCCGAGCGCGAATCGCGTGAGATGGCCATGCGGCCGAATCGCGAATTGCCGTTGAACGCCCCCGCGCGTCTTCGCGGTCATGAAATTGCCGAATCTACCTGGCGGCGTCTGATGCGCGAGTTTGTGTCACTTGAGGGAGAGATCGTAACCAGGCTGGATTTCGATCTACTGGTGGATTACTGCATCCTGACTGAGCAGGTTCACGAGCTAGACGCGATGAGAAAAGCGGCTTATGACCGCTGGGTGAGTTTGCAGATTGAACAGGCATCCGAAGAAACGCTTATCGATGCATACGACGTGGTTGTAAAGCTGGATTCGCGGACTGACCGCAAGCGCGCATTGCTGTTACAGATACGGCAGTCTTTGTACTTGACTCCCAGGGCAAGGGCTGGGGTTGCACCGGCGAAAAAAGAGCCGGATGAGCCGAAAGATGAGCTGGAGAAGCTGCTCGATGATGTAAGTGATTTTGTGAATGGCACTACATGAAGCGATTGGGATTAGTTCTCTTCTTTATTCTTTTCCTTCTGGGCGGAGGTTCGATGTTCAGTGAAGCTCATGCCCAGCGGGCAATTACCTTTTTCGAATCGCTCAAGCACACTAAAGGCCGATTTTACGGAGAGCCGTTCAATCTGCTTGACTGGGAAAAGCAGATCGTGCGGGATGTGTATGGCACGGTTGACGAGCGCGGGAAACGAATCATCAAGTATGTCTATATCGAGATACCTAAGAAAAACGGTAAAAGCGAACTTGCAGCTGCGGCGGGACTGTATCATACCTTTGCGGATCGTGAGATCAACGGCGAGGTGTATGGCTGTGCAGCCGACCGATCGCAGGCTTCAATTGTCTTTGATGTTGCGGTGGACATGATCGACCAGGTGCCTGCTTTGAAAAAGCGCACGAAATTGCAGCTCAGCAAGAAACGCCTGATTGACAAGGTGACCGGCACGTTTTATCAGGTGCTGAGCGCCGAGGCGTACACGAAGCACGGCTTGAATCTTTCTGCCTGTATCTTCGATGAACTGCATGCGCAGCCCAATCGCGATCTGTGGGATGTGATGACTTTTGGAGCCGGCGATGCGCGCGAGCAGCCGATCTGGTGGATCATCACTACTGCCGGTGATGACCCGGATCGGGTCTCGATTTGCTGGGAGCAGCATGAATATGCCCGGCGGATCATCGCCGGTGAGATTGTTGATCCCACCTGGTACGCGGTGATTTACTCCTACGATGGAGATGATATTTACAACGAGGAAAACTGGAAGAAGGCCAATCCGAGCTTAGGGGTGACTATCCAGATTGATTCCATTCGCGAGGCGGCCATGAAAGCGAAAGAACGGCCTGCGGACGAGCGTCTGTTCCGCTGGCTGCGCCTGAATCAGTGGCCGACTTATAAGCTCACCAGCTGGCTGCCATTGGAATTATTCCATTCCACAAATGGCAACTGGGGCAGAGCGGAGATGATCGGTATGGATTGTTACATGGGGCTAGACCTGTCCTCGACCACCGATCTGACCGCGCTGGCGCTGGTCTTTCCGCCGCAGCCGGGACTTTCAGAATGGCGCGTCATCTGGGAAGGCTGGATACCCGAGGAGAACATGCAAGACCGCATCCGAAGGGATAAAGTGCCGTACGACCAGTGGGCAGCACAAGGATGGATTACCCCCACTCCCGGCAACGTCGTGGATTACACCCGGATTCGGGACAAGATACTGGAATTCAAGACACTGTACAACATCAAAGAAGTGGATGCGGACCCGGCGTTTGCAACCATGCTTTTGCAGGAATTACAGCAGGAAGGACTGACTGTGGTGGGTATTCCGCAAACATTTGTGCAATTGACCGACCCGATGAATCAAATCGAGGTGCTGTTGAAAGAAAAAAAGGTCAGCCACGAGCCGAACCCGGTGGCAGCGTGGTGCTTTGGGAATACTTCCATAGCCAAAAATGGGAGCGGCCTGATCAAGTACGTGAAAGAGAATAAGGGCAAGTCGCTGGACCGCACGAAAAGAATTGATTATGTGGCCGCGTGGGTGATTGCTATGGCCAGAGCGAGATACTACCAAAACGAAGATTTGAGCTCAAAAATACTCGATCCAGAGTGGGGTATGTGATGAAGATACTCGAATTTTTGGACGATCTGCTGTTGCTGGCCGGGTGCATTTGTATCCTATACGGGTTATCGCTTTGGTCAGTGATCCTTACGTGGATTGTAGGCGGGCTGATGCTGATCGGCTGGAGTTTGCTGATCGGAAAGGTGAGTGCTGATCGGAAAGGCAATGGCGAGATATGTTGATTAGAACATTATTGACCACCACGAAGGTAAAAGAAGCGCCGGCTCAAGAGCAGCCGCGTTATGAATATGTTCCATCTTACGGCTACTCAACCGATGCCGGTGAGCAGGTCACGATTATGCGTGCCCAATCGGTGGCCACTGCCTATCGGGCGAAGAACATCATTTCGGATGATGTTGCCAAATTGCCATTCCAGGTTATGCGCCGAAACGGCCGCCAGGTTGAGCAGGTTCAGCCCGATCCGGTTACCCGCAATATCGCCTATCTATTGCAAGTTTCACCCAACATCTGGGGCTGGACGCCGTTCCAATTCAAAAAGGCGGTAATCGAATGGCTATTGTTTTATGGAAATGCGTATATCTGGTCTCCGGTTGTTGGACCTCGTCAATTACTGGTATTGCCGGCGGATCGCACGATGCCGGTTTTCACGCCAGACGGCGACCTGTGGTATCGTCACACTTTCTCAGGCGGTTCCACGGGTTACATCCCGGCCGTGGAAATACTCCATTTGTTGATCAATCCGGATGCAACCGGCTTTGTTGGCCGAGGGGTGATCACCTTTGCGCGGGAAACTTTTGGGCGGCAGCTGGCGGCTTATAAGGCCGAATCGAAACTGTACTCACAGGGTATGCTGCCGGCCGCCTATATTCAGTTCGCTGGGGAATTGAATAAAGAGGCGCGCCAGGCTGCGCGCCAGGAATACGAACGGGCAATGAGCGGGGCAGAAAACGCTTATCGGCTTGCTGTTTTCGATAACAAGATTACCAAGTTCGAGCCCATTCATATCCAGCTCAAGGATGCTCAATTTCTCGAATCCATTGATGCTACGGATCGGGATATTTGCAATTTCTTTGGACTGCCCGAGCACATGCTGAACCGGGGAAAAGCGGCATACAACTCCAATGGGCAGAATGACCCGGAATCTTTGACGGGAACGCTGGATGCTTATCGTGTCCGGTGGGAAGAAGCGGCGCGGATCCGCTGGCTGTCCCAAGAGGAACAGGCAACGCATTATTTCAAATTTATTCGTGAGGCGCTCTTACGAATGGACAGCAA